TTGGAAAAGAACCTCTTGCGGAAGGGAAGTGGTTAGATGAGTGGACGAAAGCGAGGATGTATGCTTGATAGCTACCGCGACAGGGTAGAAGAACTGCTGGATGCAGGCTGTACCTTCGCCGACATTTCTGACCACATGGCAGAAGAGGAGCAGATCTATGTTGAGCCGACAACGGTCGCATACTTTGTGCGCAGCCGTAAGTTGTCCAGCAAGGTTACACAGGGATGCAGGAATAACAGGATTGATATACCGAAGTGTGCAGAGTGCGAGTACCGACATCTGGTCACGGACCAGTACAAAAAGCCGAGCATTTATATCTGCACCAAGATATGGGCCAGAATCAATAGTGGCTGCAAGTCCAGTCCGATGAGTTGCCCGAAACGGGATATTGAGAGGGATTGTGGACTATGAAGAAATCAAAAAACGAAGTAATAATAACTGATTCAGGAAAGGAGTAACGAATCCTCGGTAAACCGAGGTTATGCAAAGGGCAAAGTAAAATAGATTTGTATATAAAAAATGGCAAAATGAGTGGCTTGAAAGAACAGCCTTAAAGTATGCTAAAAAACGCTTGCTGACCATTTTATCCACGATACATGGATTTGTAGCGTGGTGTTATGACAAAAAAGAAACTAAAAGTATGTTGGATAAGTGCAGGAATATCAAGTTTTATGGCAGGGTATCTTGCAGGAAATGTTGATGAATGGATTTACATTGACATTGCAGATCAACATCCGGACAGCATGAGATTTATTAAAGATTGTGAGAAAGCGATTGAAAAGAAAATCACAGTGCTGCGATCTACGGAATATCGGAACGTGGAAGATTGCATAAGAACAGCAGGATTTATTGGAAATTACCGCACAGGAATAAATCCGTGTACGAATTGGCTGAAAAAGCGAATTCGCAAGGAATGGGAATCAAGACACACGGATTGCGAGATTACATACGTCTGGGGATTTGACTTGGACGAGCAGAGCCGGGCAGACCGAATGATTGAAAGTATGTCACAGTTCAACCACGAATTCCCGCTGATCGACAAGAAACTTACAAAAGAAGAGGTACATGGACTGTTTGAGCGGACTTTTGATTTTGCCCGGCCAAAGATGTACGAACTTGGTTATTCGAACAATAATTGCATCGGATGCGTCAAGGGTGGCATGGGTTATTGGAATCGGATACGAAAAGATTTCCCTGGTGTATTCGAGAGTCGGGCGAAGCTAGAACGGTTAGTCGGGCAATCTATGTTAAAAGACAAAAACGGACCGGTATATCTGGATGAGTTGGATCCGAACAGGGGAGACATGAATACAGAGATTATGCCGGATTGTGGAATTATGTGTTACTTGGCACAACAGTAAGGGAGTGATGGATATTAAACAGATTGCCGGACAGATTAATTTGTTTGAAGAAAAACCTGTGAATGAAATAAATGAATGTCTCGGTGAGCCTTGTGCGCATTGTGATGTTGAATGGTGTTCGATTGTATGCTTTAAACGAAGAGGTTATCAATGGGATTTATTACACAGATTTGTAAAGGGAAGTGATAACAAGCCCCTTAGAAGAAACATAGAAAAGAGAATTTGTAAAGAAACAAGATTTGATTGAAAGAAAGGAGCCGGAACCTCCCGGGAAAAGGTGCACCGGGTTCCTTGTGAAAAAATGAAAAATAGTGAATTAAAAAAATATCTGAACGGATTCCCGGATGATGCACCGATCAGCGTTATTTTGGCGAATCCGAGGAAGAGAAAGTTATATGAGGTTAAAGATATCCTGTATATTGCAGATATGGGACAACCGGTATTCTGTATTGACGTAGAAAAAGAGAAAGACATGGATGCAGAGATGGTTGCCGTGTGTAAAGAGAGTGAGGAGATTGATGGGCAGATGAGTACGGATGATTTTGAGGAGTGGCAACCATGATAAACGGAGAGTTAATGGTGGACAACTTCGCCGGAGGAGGCGGGGCATCCACCGGAATGGAAATGGCAACCGGGATCAGTGTTGATATAGCAATCAACCATGATCCGGAGGCAATACGAATGCACAAAACAAATCATCCAAGCACAAAGCATTACTGTGAAAATGTGTGGGATGTGGACCCTATAGAGGTGTGTAAAGGGCGACCGGTGGCGATTGCGTGGTTTAGTCCAGACTGCAAACACTTTTCAAAGGCGAAAGGTGGAAGGCCGAAAGATAAAAACATTCGTGGTCTTGCCTGGGTAGCCTGCCGATGGGCGGGACTTGTAAGACCGAGAGTAATCATGTTGGAGAATGTGGAAGAATTTAAGACATGGGGACCGTTAAACAGAGGGCATCATCCGATTAAAGCAAAGCAGGGCAAAACATTTGAGAAGTTTGTGCAGCAGCTTACGGATTTAGGATATGAGGTACAGTTCCGGGAACTGGTGGCGGCTGACTATGGAGCACCAACCATGCGGAAGAGATTTTTTATGATTGCACGGTGTGACGGCAAGCCGATCATCTGGCCGGAGCCGACACACGGACCGGTAGACAGCGAGAAAGTGAAAGCCGGACTGTTAAAGCCTTACGTTGGAGCGCACACACAGATTGATTTCAGCAGACCGTGCCCGAGTATTTTTGACACATCAGAAGAAATCAAGGAGAAGTATGGCATCCGGGCGGTACGTCCGCTTGCACCGAAAACAATGGAGAGGATTGCACGAGGGCTGAAAAAATTCGTCCTTGATAATCCGGAGCCATTTATCATCCAGTGTAACCACGGCGGCGAGCGTAGACCGAACGACATCCGAGAGCCGATGCCGACCATAACCGGAAAACACGGATATGGGATTGTAGAGCCAACTCTTGCACCATTCTTAGCGGTGAATAGGGAAAACCGTTCCGGAAGTGATATGAGAGAACCGATACATACTGTCACAACAAATAATCAGCACATGCTTATGACACCTACGCTGATCCAGTATCATTCCGAAACGGCACAGGGAGAAGTCCGGGGACAGACGATTAAAGATCCAATCATGACAGTGGATGGTTCAAATCGGTACGGACTGGTTACATCATTTCTGCACAAATACTATGACGGTGGCTACAAGGGAGCGGGAGAAAGCATGGACAAGCCATTGCCAACAGTGACGGCGTGGGATCATAACAGTGTAGTTACAGCAAATCTTATCCAGATGAACAATCATTGCGATGGGCGAGATATACGAGAACCTATCCCGACAATTACGGCTGGGGACGGGCATTTCGGGGAAGTCAGAGCGTTTTTGATTAAATACTACGGCGATGCCACTGGACAGGATATAGAGCAACCACTTGATACGGTTACGACCAAAGACAGATTCGGACTTGTGACAATCGAGGGCGTGAATTATCAGATCGTAGATATCGGCTTAAGGATGTTGGAACCAAAGGAACTGTATGGATGCCAGGGTTTCCCGGATGACTACATAATAGACCATGATTATACGGGAAAGGCATACCCGAGGACAGAGCAGGTCAGAAGATGCGGAAATGCGGTGTGTCCGCCGATACCGGCAGCATTGGTCAAGGCGAATCTGCCGGAGTTATGTATAGCGAAACGAACAGGAAATTTGAGAATAGAGCAGGAGCAGACCGGACAGCTCCGGTTTGCCTAAGCAGTTTTAAATTTTAGAACCAGATAACAAAAAGGAGAATTTTATGAAGAAATGCCCATACGAAGAAAATAAAAGATGCACCAAGGACTGTAAATACGCTCTGACGTGCATCCAGAGAAAGTCGAAAAGGGAAAGGAGCAGGTAGAATGATTGAATGTATGAGAACAGAAGCAACAAGAAAAACGGTCACGGAACAAAGGTGGATTCCGGTTAAATATCATGAATTGACAGAGGAAGAGCGGAAAGAGTGCTTATTCTCCGCAGACATTAAGTATATGATTGACTGTGAGCTTCCTGATGATGAGCAGGAAATCATTGTGACCGACGGAAGGCATGTGTGGGTTGATACCTGCATCGTGAATGATGGGTATGCATTGGATAGCGGACACGATTGGATTGAGGATGTAATTGCTTGGATGCCCCTGCCGGAGCCGTACAGGGAAAGTGAGGATAACATGGAGAGATTAACATATGTGGCAGAGAATGGAGAAGTTTGATTTCATCCAGCAGATTTACCGGATGATGAGGAAATTACCATTACCCAGCTTGCGAAAGATGGAAGATACAAAGCCCTGGAAGAGATTGCGGAAAGACTTGCAAATAGAGAGCAAGCCGAGGAGCAGGGATTACTTCTGCGGTTACCGTGCAAGGTGGGAGATACTTTGTATCGGGTAAATAAAGGAGCGAAAGAGCCAGTTATCATGATGCGGGTTATACAGTTGTATGTCAAGCAGTTACATAAAAACAGGACTGTTATAAGAATTGATGCTATCAATGATAATGACATGGACGAGAGTTGCTATTTTTTAGAGGATATTGGCGAGAAGGTATTTTTTACCAGAGAGGAAGCCGAAGCCAAGTTGAAAGAAATGGGGGGAAAATGATGTTTAATGAAATTTTCAATGTGATGAAATGCTTTCCGAAGAGTTATATTACTCAATATGGAGACCTTATTTTATCAGTTAAAGGGAATGTATATTTTATAGCAGAAGACTGTAATACACAGAAAGATATTATCTGTAAACTTTTAGAGTGGTGTTCCAGACCGATTGCAAAGGGAGAACCTTACCGCCAAGAGAAGAGAAATAAAGAATGGAGGGAATCACTTCTTTCTGGATACAATGAATATCTCGGAACACAATTTACGCAAGAGGATATGTACTGGATTTACGATAAACTCGGAAACGCAGTCAATCACGAATTGACGTTGAAATTTATTGCAAGCGGATATGATCTGAATCTTGTATATCCGAAGAAAGGGGAAAGTCATGGAGAATAGATTTTTATTCCGTGCAAAGCGGAAGGACAACGGTGAATGGACGGAAGGATATCTGTCATACCCATTTTGCACGGAAAAGGGCAACGAAAGTTATTATTTCTACGCAAAGGATAGTTTGGATTTCTTCTGTCGTTGTGTTGTAGATGCATCTACTATCTGCCAGTGCACAGGCTTACAGGACAAGAACGGAAGGCTGATTTGGGAGAAAGATATCCTGATGGCATATTTGGACGAGGATCATCCGGAAGATGTTACATACGCAAAGGTCGAGTGGAACGGATTCGGTTGGATCTTACAGGAGAATAATAGTGAGGATCAAGAATATCTTGACGATTTTGTTATGGAAAACTATGAAGTGTGCGGCAACACGATTGACAATCCGGAACTGTTGGAGGTGTGAAATGGAAAGATTAACTAATACCGGAACGAATGGAGAAATTTGGATTACTGATAATGACGAGACAAGAAGAATCGGTAAAAAAGAGGCTGCCTACAAGAAACTCAAATCCTATGAGGATGCCGAGGAACAGGGATTGCTTCTGTGGTTGCCGTTCAAGGCGGGAAGTAATATTTACCGCATAACCGATGATGGAGTAGAGGTCGCAGTATGCAGAGAAATGACTGTTGCTGACAAAGAAATGTATATCGAATCGGTTACTCTTTGCGACTGGATATCTTTTGATGAAATTGGAAAGTCAGTATTCCTTACCAGAGAGGAAGCCGAAGCCAGGCTGAAAGAAATGGAGGACTGAAAGAAATGTGGGAGAGAGAGGATATTGACCATGAAGAAGAATGAAGCGAGCGTGATCATCGGTAATATTCCGGTTAACGGAAAAGACGGGTGTTACTCTATAACAGAATATCAGGAAGCGAAGACGGTAGCTGTCCAAGCACTGGAAGAGATTCAGCAGTACCGTGCAATCGGTACACCAGAAGAATGCCGGGCGGCGGTGGAGAAGCAGAAACCAAAGAAGCCAGTAATGGATGGATATTGCGGTTTTGAAAGCTATGAATGTCCTACTTGTCATCATGATATTAGTAACGAACAAAAGTATTGCGATAAATGCGGACAAAAGTTGGGAGATGATGACTGGCATCACAGGGGTCTTGGAAGAGCAGTCGAAATTGTGAAAAGAGGTGGAGTAGATGCGTAAGCCAATCCCTAAGTCGGTAAGAAAATTAGTGTATGCGAAATACAACGGTCACTGTGCTTATTGCGGTTGCGAAATACCGGAGAAAGGTTTTAATGTAGATCATCTGTATTGCCTTAGGAGATATGAATACACGGAGGTAGATGTACATTCCATCGACAACCTTATGCCATCCTGTGGTTCATGCAATCGTTATAAATCAACAATGGATTTGGAAAATTTCCGCAAACAGTTGCAGAAAATACCGGACAGGCTGAAAAGAGATGTGTGTACATACAATATCGCAGTTAGATACGGCATGGTGCAGGAAAATAGAGAGCCGATTAAGTTCTATTTTGAGAAAGTAGGTGAATCGGATGCCAATTAAACCAGAAAATCGGAAAAGATATCCGGCAAACTGGAAGGATATCCGAAAAGACATTCTCAAGCGAGCGGATAACAAATGTGAGTTTTGTGGAATCGAAAATTATGCTATCCGCGAAAATGGCTCAAAAGTTGTCCTGACAATAGCGCATTTAGACCATACACCGGAAAATTGCGATTACAGTAATCTTAGAGCGTTATGCCAGAAATGCCACAACAGATATGATGCAAAACACAGGGCAGAAACGAGAAGAAAGGCGGTGGAGTAGATGTCAACTAAACCGATTTTATTCAATACAGAAATGGTGCGGGCAAAAGGATGGTGAAAAATATTGAAATATCCTAAAGATATAACAGGTATGAGATTCGGACGATTAACTGCGGTCAAAAAGGTTGGAACAAAGGGAAGCGGAAGAGGTTCAAAAGCAATATGGCTTTGCAGATGTGATTGTGGGAATGAAAAGGAAATATTGAGAAATTCATTGGTAAGCGGAACGACCAAAAGTTGCGGATGTCTTGAAAAAGAAATCAAATCAACCATGCATTTAAAACATGGAATGGCAAAATCAAGACTTTGGAACATTTGGACTGGCATGAGAGACAGGTGTTCCAGATCGAATAACAAGGACTATCAGAGATATGGCGGAAGAGGAATCCGTGTTTGCCCAGAATGGGATAGTGATTTCCGAAATTTTTATGATTGGTCGATGGGTAATGGTTATAGTGACGAGTTGACCATAGACAGAATCGACAATGATGGAAATTATGAGCGTCTAATTGTCGTTGGGTAACGAGAAAAGAACAAACAAGGAATAGAAGTATCACGAAAACAATCCCGCTTGCAAGAATAGCTGAAATTGACGGAATTACTTATCAGGCAGCATATGACAAATATGTGCGATGTAATGTATCGAATTTGAGCGGTGCGAAAAGCCGAAAGGAGTGTGATGGTATGTGCGGGATGGAGTGGAAAGAAGCTGACCCAGAACAAGATGACTGGGAAAAGCAAATAGACATCGTTGCCTATTATGGCAGTATCACCGTAGGAAGCATTGTTTATTGTGGCAAAGAGATAGGATGGCAGTCAGTGATTGATGGTCACATGGATTTTATGCAAGCAGAATCCTTAGAGGATGCAAAAAAAGAAATGATTGATATACTGGACGAGCATTTCACCGACCAGATCAACTATTATCACGACTTGCAGGATAGTCTTGAAGAATTAAATGATAGAGAGGTGTAACGGATGGCAAAAGCAGTATTGGTTATGGATATGCCGGAAAGATGTGCTGATTGTCCATTGAGGAGTAGTGAAAAAACTAGCTATGTGTGTTGTTACTTGACACTAAAAAACATATCATCGACTGATTATTATGACAAAAAGCCAGATTGGTGTCCGCTCCGGGAGCTGCCGGAGAAGAAAGAACGCAGAATCGGAGAACATGGAGAAAGAATGTTCAGAGCAGGATTTAATGCCTGCTTGAATGAGATAATGAGACAAGGCATGTCAGATTCTGTCGATTGACAGATAGTATTGAACATTGAAAATTGAATATTGGCGGTTGAAGTGGTATAATTTCCATATCACAAAAGATTGGGGGGGATATACTAAATGGCAGTAAATCAATTAAAAGTTGTAATGAGCATTTTGAAAGAAATTTCCGATGGAAATATTCCAAAGGCTAAAGATTATGGAATTGAGGAAGAAACATTTTACAATATTCTCGATGCAATGCAAGACGATGGGCTTGTAAAGAATATTCAACTTCCTCGAGGAGCTAACAAAAAAGCCGTTGCAGCATTTACAGAAAATGCTGCAATTACAATTAAAGGAATGGAATATCTGAATGATAATTCTGCATTAATGAAAACCTATAAGGGCTTAAAAGAAATTAGAGAATGGCTCCCGTTTTAGTAGAAATACCAACCGTCAATATTCGATGGTTGGTATTTTTTTGCCTAAAAACAGGAGGAATGAGATTGGAAAAGCAGATTTTAATGGAGTATATAGATGCCTGTGAACTGATTAGAGAAACAGAGCAGGATATCCAAAGATTAAAAAGAAAGAAGAGCGAGACAGTACAGGGTTCAGTTAAAGGGAGTAATCCAGACTTTCCTTATCAAGAACAGCACTTCCATGTCGAAGGAACGGCATATACATATGCAGATGATACAAGATTGCGGTTAGAAGAAAAAATATTAAGAGAACGAAGAGAAAATGCATCAGATATAAAAATAAAGGTAGAGCAGTATATGAACACTATACCAGTCAGGATGCAAAGGATAATCAGATATAAGTACTTTGAGGGAATGTCATGGGAACAGGTAGCAGATAGGATTGGTAGAATGGCTACCGGGGATAGTGTGAGAATGGAAGTTGACAGATTTTTGAAAGAAAAATAAAGTTTGTTCGTTTTGTTCGGAATGTTCGTTTTTGATGTGGTAATATGGTATTGATGAAAGTGTATGACACAGACATCACTTGCATTTTTTTCATATTATCCCATTAGCCTGTAACAGTTTCATATATCTGTTACACTCCCCGTTTTGTAAAGGAGCTGTACACTATAACTTAGTGTAACAGCTTCTTTTTTTGGAAAATAAAAATAAGGTGGTGATAGTCCTTGCCGAAGGTCAAAGATGCGAGAGCGGATAAAGCCTTTGAAATGTATAAGCAAGGGCTTAAGTTAGTAGAGATAGCAAACCAATTGGGTGTTGCAGAGGGAACGGTGCGTAGTTGGAAAAATCGTTATAAGTGGGCTGGGGATAACGCAACGTTGCAAAGGAGTAAACGCAACGTTGCAAAAAACAGTAAGACACTTATAAAGAACAAAGAAAGTCCTGTTGCACATGAGGTCGAATCTGTAATGAAAAATACGGAGTTAACCGACAAGCAACAGCTTTTTTGTATATATTACATTCGATGCTTTAATGCAACCAAGGCATATCAGAAAGCATATGGATGTAATTATACAACTGCGATGTCAGAGGGAAGTAAGCACTTAAGAAATCCCAAGATAAAAGAAGAAATATTCCGTTTGAAGCAGGAACGCCTTAACAGGGAGTTCCTGAGTGAATCGGATATCTTTCAGAAGTATATGGATATCGCTTTTGCAGATATCACAGATTATGTAGAGTTTGGAAATGGCAGTTTTAATGATCCTGAAACAGGTGAGGAAGTTTCATATAGTTTTGTGAATCTAAAAGATAGCAAAACGGTTGATGGCACCATTGTTTCAGAGGTATCAAAAGGGAGAGAAGGTGCCAAGATAAAACTTGCCGACCGAATGAAAGCGTTGCAGTGGCTTACGGATCACATGGACCTTGCCACAGATAAGCAAAAGGCAGAGATTGCACTTCTGAGGGCAAAAGTACAGACTGATGATAGCGAAGAAATTGCAGATGATGGATTCCTTGAAGCGTTAAATGGCACAGCTGCGGAGGATTGGAGCAATGAAGAAAACCAATAAGATTAAACAGGTTTTTAAATTTAAACCATTTTCCCAAAAGCAGCGCAAAGTACTGAATTGGTGGTGTGAGAATTCTCCGGTCAAAGATAAAGATGGGATAATTGCCGATGGAGCAATCCGATCGGGCAAGACCGTGAGCATGTCGCTGTCATTTGTTATGTGGGCAATGAGTTCATTTAATGGCGAGAACTTTGGCATGTGTGGAAAGACAATCGGTTCTTTCCGTAGAAACGTCCTGTTTTGGCTCAAGCTGATGTTGAGAAGCAGAGGATACACCATTGCAGATCACAGAGCTGATAATTTGGTTATTATTTTCAGAGGAGATATAACGAATTATTTTTATATATTTGGTGGTAAAGATGAACGATCACAGGATCTCATTCAGGGTATTACCTTGGCGGGGGTCTTTTTTGATGAAGTGGCATTGATGCCGGAAAGTTTCGTGAATCAGGCAACCGGACGATGCTCCGTTGACGGTTCAAAATATTGGTTCAATTGCAATCCGGATGGGCCATATCATTGGTTCAAGACCGGATGGATTGATAAGCGAGAAGAAAAACATCTGTTGTATCTGCATTTCACGATGGATGACAATCTAAGTCTGTCGGAGAAAATCAAAGAACGATATAGGAGTATGTACACCGGTGTATTCTATCGCCGGTATATTCTTGGATTGTGGGCGATGGCAGAGGGCATTATTTACGATATGTTCGATACTGCCAAGCATGTGATATCAAATCTGTCAGAATTGACTAATGCAAACTGTTATGTGTCCTGTGATTATGGTACGCAGAATGCAACCGTGTTCTTGCTATGGTGTAAGGACAGATTGGGGCGGTGGGTATGCTGCCGCGAGTATTATTATTCCGGTCGTGATGAGGAGCGACAGAAAACGGATACCGAGTATGCGGATGATCTGGAACAGTGGTTAGATGGAATAAAGCCGGTCAAGATTGTGATTGATCCATCTGCGGCATCATTCATAGCAGAATTGAAAAAGCGTGGTTATGCAATCAAGAAAGCGAAAAATGATGTGCTGGATGGTATCAGATTTGTGGCATCCTTGCTGAATCAGGGTAAGATTGCAATCAGTAACCAATGTCCGAATACAATCAAAGAATTCGGATCGTACATATGGGATCAGAAAGCATCTGAGCGTGGCGAGGACAAGCCAGTGAAACAGCATGATCACGCAATGGATGCACTGCGGTACTTCTGTTATACGATTATTCGTAAACCGGGAAGCATTAGTATTTTGAAGTGAGGTAGACGATGGATCTTGAAACAATAAAAAAAATGATAAAAAAATATGAGCCGGGGCATACAAGGATGGTTCAGCAAACAATGCAAGCAGAGAGGTATTACCGTAATGAGACGGATATTCTTGTACAGAATCAAAATAGAGAAACAGATCAGGAAAATCCACTGAGAAATGCAGATAACCGAATACCAAGAAATTTTCATGGATTGATCGTTAACCAAAAAGCTGCATATATGTTTACCTCCCCCCCACTGTTTGATATAGGGAACGAACAGGGAAATGAGGTTATAACAGATGCCTTGGGCGATGAATATCGAAAAAACTGTATGGAGTTGTGTGTAAATGCTGCTAACGCAGCTGTTGGATGGATACATTATTGGGAAGATAATGATGGTACTTTTCAATGGGCAGTTGTGGACAGTAAGCAGATCATTCCGATAGTTTCATGTGATTTGAAGAAGAAATTATTAGGTGTCTTGCGAATCTATAATGAAATTGATGAAGAAACAGGAGATACCTATATAAATTATGAGTATTGGAATGACGAAAGCTGTTGGACATTCCGGCGAAAAGATGGTGACACTTTAGAGGACGGATTATGTTATTACAATACTTTCATGGTTCCAGATGCAAATGATTTTACCGCAGAGTACAGACATGATTTAGGAGAAGTGCCATTTATCCCATTTCCGAATAACAATACAAATACGAATGACTTGAAAAACATTAAGCCGCTGATAGACGTATATGATAAGGTCTACAGCGGTTTTATTAATGATCTGGATGATATACAGGAGTTGATATTTGTATTATCGGGATATGGCGGTACAGACCTTACTTCGTTCCTATCAGAACTAAAAAAGTATAAAACCATTAAAGTGGATGGGGACGAGGGCAGTAATCCGGGAGTGAGTACACTCAATATTGAAATCCCAATAGAAGCCCGTAACAGTGTGCTGCAAGCCACGAGAAAAGCAATATTTGAACAGGGGCAGGGATTTGATCCACAGCCGGAAAATTTCGGAAACCAGTCGGGAGAAGCACTAAAGTTTATGTATTCATTACTTGAAATGAAAGCGGGGCTGACAGAAACAGAGTTTCAACTTGGATTTGCCAGATTAATTAGAGCAATCTGCCGGCATCAGGGGATTGAATGCAAAAAGATAGTGCAAACGTGGACGCGGACCAGTATCAAAAACGATACAGAACAGGCACAGATTTGTAAAGATTCAGTGGGAATCGTTAGTAAAAAGACTATTTTGAAAAATCATCCGCTTGTCGAAGATGCAGATGCTGAGTTGAAGCAGTTAGAGAAAGAGGAGCAGGAAACGAAGCAAAAAGCTGATACATATATTGGTGCATTCAAGGCAAGTAAAAAAGAGGACAAGCCAGACGATGATCCGGAGGATACAGAATAGCGGAATGAGGTGATTGCATGAGTGAACAGATGAGACAATACTGGCAGGAACGCTTCAAACAGATGGAGGAAGCACAGCATGATACATCTGTTCAGAAAGTGCAGGAGATTCAGGAACAATTTGAAAAAGCACAGGCAGCAATTGAAGGAAAAATTGATGCCTGGTATCAGAGATTGGCACAGAACAATGGAGTTTCCATGTTAGAGGCAAAGAAAATGCTCACGAACAAAGAACAAAAGGAATTCCAGTGGACGTTAGAGGAATATATTAAATATGCCAAAGAAAACGAGAAAAATGGTAATTGGGAAAAAGAACTTGAGAATGCATCCGCGAGAGCACATATCAGCCGATTGGAAGCCTTACAGTTTGAGACACAGCAGGAATTAGAAAGACTTTACGGCAATTGCACAGACACCATAGATCGCCATATACAGAATATGTATACTACAGATTTTTACCATACGGCATATGAGATTCAAAAAGGGATTGGTGTTGGTTCTAAAATAGAACATCTGAACGCTGATGTAGTTGAAAAGATTGTTTGTAAGCCTTGGGCAGTAGATGAAAAAAATTTTTCTGATCGCCTGTGGGACAATAAAACAAAATTAATTAACAATTTACATAATAACCTTTCAAGAATGTGTATTACAGGGGAAACTCCAAATAGAATTATTACAGAGTTTTCTAAGCAGATGGGTGTATCTAAAGCACAGGCGGGCAGAGTAATTATGACAGAGTCAGCCGTATTTGCAAACAAGGCAAGACAGGATTGCATGGGAAAACTGGGTGTTGAGCAGTTTGAGGTCATAGAGACGTTAGATGAAAGAACCTGTAATACATGCGGTAGAATGGACAAGCAGCACTTTCCAATGAGCGATTTCCAAACGGGTGTGACAGCACCTCCATTTCATCCGAACTGTCGTGGTTGCACTTGTCCGTACTTCGATGATGAATTTGGCAGTGTGGGAGAACGTGCTGCCAGAGACGAGGATGGTAAGACATATTATGTGTCAGCAGATACGACATATGAGGAATGGAAAAAGACATTTGTAGAATTATCAGAAGAATCTGGTATAATAAAAGAGATTAGAATTCCAAAGGAAATGAGGAATGCAGCAGGTATAACTCCTGATATCCTTAAAAGTATGCAGAATGGTATCGATACAATAGAAAATGAGTACAATATTCATTTGAGTAAGATATTAGTAGAAGATATAAGCAAAGAGAAACCAGATACACCCTATTTATGTAGATATATAGACAATAATGGTAAGCATGAAGCAGTTTTTGTTTTAAATAGTGGTTTTAATTTCGATGGATTTGAAAATGTGGTTGCTGAAGGTTATCGTATGGGTTATTTTGCTGGAAAAAGCATAGAAGATTATATTATACATGAGATGGCACATGTGATGACAGGACAACACATACAGAGTAATGAGGAATTTACAGCTTTCATGGGAATGATTGAAAAAGAATATGTTCCGGGAGTGTCAATATATTCTGATGCTACAAAGGATGGTTTTGAAACAATTGCAGAGGCATTTGTTAGAATACGAAACGGTGAGAATGTTCCAGAGAAAGCTCGAAAGTTAGTAGAGACATACATAGAAAGGTGGAAAAAGGAATGATAAAAATTCCATATTGTTTGAGATGTAAAAATGTAAGGAAAGGGATGGTATGTGATGCATATCCAGATAGAATACCGGAAGAGGTATTAAGTAAAGAAAAGAAAGAAGGTACTATTTGCAATAATAATGTTGGATTTGTAAAAGTTAGATAGAGTACACAAATGAAATAAAGTAAGCTACCACCAGTCAGAAATGACATGGTGGTATTTTTGTACCCTAAACCAGTAATAACAGGATAACTGGAAATCTATGGACCGAACGGCGCAGAGGTGACGCTAAGTAAGTTCCTCCGGGAGCCCTGTTTTTATATGCCTTTTTCCGCAGGCATTAAAGAACGGTAGTACTCATCTGGAGAATAAACAGAGAATCCCAATACCCGGAGAGCGGGAATAAAAATCTATGGAGGATAAGAGAATGGAATGGTTAAAGGCAATTTTAGAAAAAGCAGAAATCAAAGACGGAAAACTGGACGTGGATGCAGTCATGAATGCGGCACAGAAAGAGTTCCCAAAGTATGCGGTGCCAAAAGACGACTTTAATACAAAGGTCGAGGAACTGAAAACCGCAAATGGAACCATTGAGGAGTTGAAAAAATCTAATGGCGACAATGAGGAGTTACAGAAGAAGATTGGAGATTATGAGATTGAAATCAAAAATCTTAAGAAGACCGCTGAAAACACCTCAAAGACCTATGCGCTGAAGGAATCTCTTGCCAAGCAGGGAGTCCTTGATCCGGATTATCTGATCTACAAAGCCGGTGGACTGGATAAGTTCACATTTGATAAAGAAGGTAAGCCGGTCGGTGTGGAAGAGGCTGTGAAGCCGTATAAGGAAGATACCACAATGGCACATTTGTTTAAGCAGGAGCAGCAGAAGCTACCGTATAATCCTAAAGACGGAAATGGTGGCGGTACTTCTAATCCATTTGCAAAAGGCACCTTCAATCTGACCGAACAGGGACGATTGTTAAAAGAGAATCCGGCACAGGCAAAAGAAATGGCTGCGTTAGCCGGAGTAACATTATAAGAAGGAGGATGATTTAATGGCAATTACAAAAATTGCAGATGTAATTGTACCGGAACTTTTTAACCGGTATGTAATTAACAGAACTATGGAGTTGTCCGCATTTTTCCAGAGTGGGATCGTGGTAAACAGTCCAGATTTTGATGCATTGGCATCCGAAGCATCAAGAACACATAATATGCCGTTTTTTGAGGATTTACAGGGAGAATCAGAAGCGATTCTTGAGGATGTAAAGATGACCGCAAAAAAAATCGGATCTAATAAGGATGTATCAACCACTATTTTCCGTCAGAATATGTGGGGAGCAACGAATCTTTCAGCAGCTCTTGCCGGTGCTGATCCGATGAAAGCGATTGGTGATCTGGTTGCATCTTACTGGGCAAGGGACATGCAGAAAGAGCTCATCGCAATTCTTGCTGGAGTATTTGGTACAACTACAGCAGGAGCCGAAGGAACACCGGCAGCAGAAACCAGAATGAAAGATCATATCCTTGATCTTACTACAGGTAAGACAGATGCTGCAAAACAGATCAGCGCATCTGCATTTATCGATGCGTGTCAGCTTCTGGGTGATGCACAGGCACAGTTGTCTGGTGTAGCAATGCATTCAGCAACAAAATCTTATCTCAAAAAGCTGAATCTGATCGATACGGAACGTGATTCTACAGATGTAGAATTTGATACTTATCAGGGCAGACGCGTGACCGTAGATGATGGTTGTCCGGTTGCAGATGGTGTATACACAACATACCTTTTCGGTAATGGTGCTGTAGCATATGGTAATGGTTCTCCTACTGGATTTGTATCTACTGAGGTGGATCGTGATAAACAGACCGGAGGTGGAATTGATTATCTCATCAACCGCAAGGCGTTTATTTTACATCCAAGAGGAATTGCGTACACAGGAGCAAAACGTGATCATGTAGAGACTCCGCTTAGAACAGAACTTGCAATGGCAGAAAACTGGAAACCGGTATATGAACCAAAGCAGCTTAGAATTGTAGCTATTAAACATAAAATTGGCTAGGAGTGACAGCATGGAATTAAGTAGGCTGAAACAGTTATTGGGAATAGATGAGGGCGATACATCGAAAGATGTGTCACTCTCATTTGTTATCTCAGATGTAGAAGAAATAATAAAAAATTATTGTCACATTGAGGAAGTGCCGGATGGTCTGATCAATACGGCTTATCGTATGGCGATTGATCTGTATAGAAATGAAAAGCCGGGGCAAGAGGAAGCCGCTACGGGTGCTGTTTCATCTATTAGTGAGGGTGATACTTCCGTATCATTTAAGCAGAGTGTGGATGACAATTTTAAAGATACCCTATTAAAAAATTATAAATTTTCTCTGAACCGTTATCGCAGGGTGGTGTTTCGATGATAGATGCAATAAGACAGGCACGGATGCTTGCAAGAAAAATACAGGAAGAATTGTACGATGGAAGGGCAACGGTTACTGAATCTCAAAAGGTTAAGGATGAAAAGACGAAATTAACATCCACGGAAGAGGTGATCGTTTTAGAGGATGAGCCGTGCAGGCTGTCATATTCGAATGTCAGTACAACAGACCAGACGGAATCAGTAGCAAAGACCTCACAGATCATAAAATTATTTATGTCCCCGGAAATAGAAATCAAACCAGGGGCAAAGATAACAGTTACACAGGCCGGTGTCACAGAGACATATGAGTGCAGTGGAACACCGGCAGTATATGAAACACATCAGGAGATCATATTGAAATTAGCAGGGAGGTATGCATAATGTCACGGATGGGAGGCTTTGATGCAAGGGAACTGCGTAAACTCAGAGATGAGTTAGAGAAGTTACAAGAGCCGGAAGAATTTATGAAAGACTGTGCTAAAGAATTAGCAGCAAGGCTTCTTAAGATGGTGGTTCAGAGAACCCCGGCAGACACAGGAACTTTAAGGCGTGCATGGACGGACGGAACGTCATCCGAAGGTTATGCAAATTCTGTACAAGTCAATCATTTCGGGAATGTATATGAAATTGCTATTACAAATCCAATGGAGTATGCAAGCTATGTGGAATATGGACATCGGACACCTAATCATAAAGGATGGGTACCAGGAAAGTTTATGATGAAAATATCTGAAGAGGAACTGGAAAGAATTGCACCAGCCATTTTAGAGCAAAGGATATATAGATATTTTGGAGGACTATCAAGATGATTAATACAATCATATCAGCTATCAGCAATACGCTGGATGCAGAATTTGGTTATGATGTTCATTTAGGACAGGTAGAACAGGGGTTAGAGATTCCCTGTTTTTTTATTAATTGTCTAAATCCCCAGATCAGCAAATTTCCGGGGAACAGATACTATCGGGAAAATCAGTTTTGTATCCAGTATGTTCCAAAGTCTATCCCCAATAGCTATGCTGCCCTGTGGGAATGCAATGAAGTGGCAGAGAGCCTGACTTGGTGTATGGAATGCATCGATGTGAATGGAGATCTGTTGCGTGGAACGAATGTGCATCATGAGATTGTAGATGGCATACTGAACTTTTTCGTGAATTACAACTGCTTTGTATGCAAAGAAGAAACACATACAGTAATGGATGATATTTCATCAGAAATGGAAGTAAAGGAAGGTGAATGATTTGGCAGAGATTAAGAAAAATGAGAAGTCAAAGGAACAGAGATTTTACAAAGAACAGTTTATCACATCAAAAAACTACCGTGGGAGGAGGGACTTATTAAATGCCATATTAGAGGATGACAGAGAGTACACCACGGAAGAAGTAGAAACGATGATCGCAGAGTATATGAAAGGAAAGGTGAAATAAATGGCATTAGGTGGAGGAAGTTATATGTCACAGGATAAAATCCTGCCTGGGACATATATCAACTTTGTATCAGTGGCATCTGCAAGCTCGGTATTATCTGATCGGGGTATTGCAACTATGCCATTAGAATTGGATTGGGGAAAGGAAGGAGAAGTATTTGAGGTTTCTAATGAAGACTTCCAGAAAGACAGTCAGAAAATTTTCGGATATGCTCATGACCATGAGAAAATGAATGGCTTGAGTGATCTGTTTATGAATGCAAAGACCTTATATGCATACCGCTTAAATGGCGGCGGCACAAAGGCAACGAACGCATTTGCAACCGCATTGTATGGTGGAACGCGAGGTAATGACATTAAAATTGTGATTCAGGCAAATGCAGATGAGACCAGTAAGTATGATGTAATGACGTATCTTGAGACAGCCAGAGTAGATACACAGACGGTAGCACAGGCATCTGAACTGGTAGCCAATGATTACGTTACATTTAAGAGTGATGCAGCACTGGAGGTCACTGCTGGCACTGCGTTGGCAGGAGGCACAAATGCAACAGTAGATGGGACAGCGCATCAGAAATATCTTGATAAGATCGAATCGTATTCTTACAATGCGATGGGGGTTATCACAACGGATGAAACAACAAAGAAACTGTATGCAGCATTCAGCAAGCGGATGCGTGATGAGCAGGGGGTAAAATTTCAGCTTGTTCTTTACAATCTGAAAGCAGATTATCTCGGTGTGATCAATCTGAAGAATAAGGTACTTGATACCGGTGTTAGTGAAGCGTCTTTGATTTACTGGGTAACCGGTGCAGAATGTGGATGTGAAGTAAATAAGTCCTGCCAGAACAAACAGTATGACGGTGCCTTTGAGGTTGATACCGACTATACACAGACAGAGTTACAGGATGCGATTTTAGCAGGAGAATTTGTGTTACATAAGGTCAACTTTGAGACACGGGTATTAGAGGATATTAACAGCATGGTTACGGTAACAGATTCCTGTGGTGAGATTTTCAAAGACAATCAGGCCATCCGGGTGATCGATCAGATTGCTAATGATGACGCACTGCTGTTTAACAAAAAATACCTTGGCATCATTCCAAACAATGATTCCGGTCGGGTATCTTTGTGGTCTGATTTAGTAAAAATCCGACAGCAGTTACAGGACATTGGTGCAATTGAAAACTTCACAGATACAGATGTAACGATTCAGCAGGGAGATACAAAAAAATCAGTAGCAGTGACAAGTGGCATTCAGGTAGTGAATACCATGAGTAAGCTGTATATGACGGTAACGGTAGCGTAGAAAGGAGAAACGCATGGGAAAAAATAATGTAATGTTATCGAAAGATGCGGTATCAGCATCTCTTGCAGAGTGTTTTGTAACCATTGGAGACAGACGATATAACTTCATGCAGGCGATCAATCTGGAAGCAAAATTTGATAAAGAGAAATCAGAGATCCCGATTTTAGGAAAAACCGGAAAAGGAAATAAAACAACAGGATGGAAAGGGACTGGTTCAGCAACGTTCCACTATAACACCAGTATTTTCCGTAAGATGATGTTGGACTATAAAAGAACCGGGCGTGATACATACTTTGACATTCAGATCACAAATGAGGACCCGACAAGCTCTGCCGGCAGACAGACAATTATCTTAGAGGATTGTAATATTGATGGTGGAATCTTGGCGAAGTTTGATGCGGATTCAGAATATCTGGACGAAGATATGGACTTCACATTTGAAGATTTCTCTATGCCAGAGAAATTCAAAAATCTGAAAGGTTTCCTGACAAATTAGAAAAATTCTCCCTGTGCTTAGCATGGGGAGAAGAAAAAAGATGACAGAATTCTACAGATAAGGTATAATTTTTCATATCAATTAAAAGGAGAAAGAGATATGAGGAAAAAAACATTAGTCACTATTTTATTATGCTTGGTCGCAATGACAGCCTTTGTGGGATGTGGAACCAGTAATGATTCTAAAAAAGAAGCATCAAAGGAAACAACAAAAGAGACAAGCAAGAATTCTGACAAGCAAGAAGATGGGGACAAGGAGGAAAAAGAGGACGAGAAGGTTTACAATATTGGGGAGACCGCAGAATTAAGAGACTGGGGAATAGTAGTTTCTGATATGCAAATAGTACCAAGTATTGATGAAAATTATGTTACATTTAAACCGGATCAGGAAGGAGCACAATTCGCAAAAGTATCTGTAAACGTAACAAATAACGGGAAAACATCGGATACCTTTTTACCATCTTATGGGATGGGAGATGATGTGAATGCAAAAATCTTATTCGGAGATGGATATGAATTTTCAGCAACAATCTTATTAGGATATAGTGCAGATATGCATGATTCAACAATCAATCCGCTGTCATCAAAAGAAGGGGACATTGCTTTTGAAGTACCAGATACAGTGATTAATTCGACTGATCCACTGATTGTACAGTTCAATTCCGGTAGTAAAAATGTAAAAGTAAAAATAAGATAAACCAGTTTAAGAAAAAACTACAATAGGAGGAATGAACATGGGATGGATGATAGCGCTTGCTTTTTCGATTTTAATGACAATAGGTGGAATTACAGGATGTGCAACAGAACCACAAAAAATAGAAATGTATATGTTTCTTGGAATATTTATAATTTTAGATATTATTTTTGCTGTAAAATATCGAAATTCTAAAAATGGAGTTTCGAAGAAAAAGAAAGAAGAGAAGCAAAAAAAGAAAGCGGAATTAAAACAAAAGATCCAAGAGAATAAAAAGTTAGAAGAACGACGAATTACAGGAAAACATCAGGCGGGGCTACCAATAGCGCAAGATGCCGTATGCAGGATTACAAATATGGATGACGAATTTCAAATATCTGGTGGAGGAAATAATTTCGTTTTACGAAAAGATAAAATTTCAGAAATTTCCGTCATGACAGATACGGAGATCCAAAAACAGTATGTATCAAGCATAGGAGGAGCTGTTGCGGGAGGAGTGGTCTTTGGACCTTTAGGAGCAATAGTTGGAGGACGAGCAAAAGAGAAGAAAACTAAAACAAAAACATATTATTTAATATTTACATATGTTTCAGATAATGAAGTTCGTTATATGAGCTTTGAAATTGAATATGCTGTTACGCTTAAGGCATCAAAATGGAGAGCTGATGCCAGAGGAAGAACAAGCAGTCAGGATAAGATAGAATTATAGAGAATACCCGCTTACAGAAGTAGGCGGGTATTTTACAAATAGGGTCTTAATTAGTCAGAAGTGGTCTCTTTGTGTTTGGAAATGGCAATACCATTTTGGGTTTTGGTAATGGTATTGTAAGTGGTAATTTCCTCTTTCAGAACATGGGATAAAATATTATTAAATTGCTGTACAATGTATAGTCGGTCTATTTCTTTAATTTGGTGTTGAGGGATAGGAGTTGCATTATCTTTGTTAAGAAAATTTTCTACATTGCACCAATCGGCAGGGGTTCTTATTTTGTATAAAAGGATACTTTTTAATAGATGCTCAAATTCTGGTTGTATAATTATAAAATTCAAAATATCAGATAGAGAAATTCCATTGTATTTATCTATTGTTAATGGAAGTTGCTTTAATTTTTGAATTGCTTCATCTGAAAGATTTAATTGGTCGCATATAGTTCTGTTTTCTAATGATTTAGAATTAGTAATTCCTATTAGGTAATCTGTTGTTACATTAAAATAATCTGCAATTCGTATTAGTGTTTCATAACTCGGTTGTTGATCGCCGCGTTCATATTTGCTTAGAGAGGAATAGGATATATTCAAGTCATTAGCAACATCACGTAATGATTTGTGCATTTCGGTGCGTAATTCTTTTATTCTAATCATATATGTGTACCTCCTAGAAACATAATAACACAAATTGGATAAATTGTAAAAATATATATTGACAAAGGATTAAATGGAAACTATAATAATAAATGTGTTTTAGTAGTAAACATGAGGAGGTGAGAAAAAGTGAAAAGAGTAATAATTGAACTCGATGAAGAGTTTCACAAGCAGTTAAAAATCTTTTGTTTTACAAATGGTATTACGTTGAAAGATTATGTTACTGGTTGTGTAAAAAAGGATTTAGAAACAAAAAAAGAGCAAACACGGTAAGTTTGACGACCGACGTGTTTACTCAAAACGGAACCTATTAACCATAGGAATTTCCTATTTGTATTATAGGGGATTCCGCCAGTTTTTGCAAGGAGGAATTGCAAAATGCAGAATTTAACAGTAATTGAGAACGAATTAGTACCGGTATATGAGACAAGCACCGGAGAGAAAGTAGTGTATGGTTCAGAGCTTTATGAAGTTTTAGGGGTTAAGAGCAATTATCGCGATTGGATTCGTAATCGTTTAAATGATTGTGAAGCAGTAGAGAAAGAAGATTTTGAAGCCGCTAAAATTTTAGCACCTTCCGGTCAGACAAAGAAAGACCACATTATCAAACTTGATACCGCCAAGGAAATGGCAATGCTTGAGCGTAATGAAAAAGGTAAGCAGGTGCGTAGATATTTCATACAAATTGAGAAGAAATATAAAGAAAACACATTTGAGAATCTTTCACCAGAACTTCGAGCCGTTATTGTAGTGGATCAACGAATTACGAGTGTAGAGAAAAAGGTGGAACATCTTGAGTATGATATTCCACTTTATGGTTCCGAGGCAGATGAATTGTGTAATCATGTAAAACGTAAGGGTGTAGACATGCTTGGTGGAAAAGAAGGAAACGCTTATAAAGATACTAAGATACGTTCTGCAGTGTACACTGATATTTACAATCAGATCAAAAGAGAATTTGGACTTTATGACGACAAGGGTAAATTCAAGTCATACAAGTCATTAAAACGGCGTTATATTTATGAAGCACATGAATTAATAGACGCTTATGAGTTGCCTACATATTTACAGGAAAGAGTAAACGATTGCAATGCACAAATGAATATGGAGGTGGCTTAGAATTATGAATGATTTAATGATTTTTGAAGAACATGAGGTAGAAGTGTTTGAGTTTGAGGGACAGGTATTATTTAACCCATATCATGTGGGAGAATGTTTGGAATTAAATGGTGATGCAGTACGAAAAGCAATGTCCAGAATGAATGACAAACAGGTTGTAAAAGTGAAAAATTCGGATGTGACTAATATTCACATCCGAAAATTAAACAATGCTGGAGAAAACTTCCTCACAGAAAGTGGTGTTTACAAGCTGGTATTTAAAAGTCGCAAACCAAATGCTGAAAAATTTACAGATTGGATTGCTGATGAGGTACTTCCGTCAATTCGAAAACATGGTATGTATGCAGTGGATGAATTACTCAATGATCCGGATCTTGCCATTAAGGCATTTACAGCATTGAAAGAGGAAAAGAAGCGGAATAAAGCTTTACAGACAGACAATGATCGTATGCGTCCAAAAGAGATATTTGCAGATGCCGTAGCTGCCAGTCATACATCCATACTGATCGGAGATTTGGCAAAATTGCTAAAACAGAATGGAGTCGACATTGGGCAAAAGAGGTTATTTGCCTGGATGCGAGAAAATGGATATCTGATCAAACGGCGGGGTTCGGATTGGAATATGCCAACACAACGGAGTATGGAAATGGGATTGTTTGAAGTGAAAGAAAGTACAGTAAATAATCCGGATGGCTCTGTGAGTATCAATAAAACAACTAAAGTGACTGGAAAAGGACAGCAATATTTTATTAACAAGTTTTTAGGGGAGGTGGCGTAATATGTATGAAGTAATCAATGAAAAATTAGGTATTAAAGCATGTGGATTGGCTGATTTAACAGCAGAGCAGGTAAATCATTTCTTAGGACTTTGGGAAGATGATGCAAGGATCGGAACACTCACGCTGTTTTTTGATAATGAAACGGGGGATTTGATCCTGAATAAGGATAATGAGATGTACGATACATATAGAGAATTGGCAGAAGAATATATGGGTGCAACGGCAGAGGTTCGTAAAGAAATGTATGAGAATTGTCCGGTAGATAGATTACAAGAAACGTTCAATGTGATGGAAAATTGCTTGAAATTCAGAACGATAGAGAAAGAACTGTTTAGGGCAAGAAAAAACTATATAGGGAGCAATACGGAAGATACAGTTTTAAATGAGATTGAAAAAAGATATGATTTAGCTGCGGCGGTCAGTGTTGCATTTCGATACGGTGTTATGTATGGAAAACGTATAGAGCGAGTCAAAAAAAGAAATATAGCGTAATAACAATGGTAACTGGAGGGTCTATCAAGATAGGCTCTCTTTTTATATACAAAAATCAAAGAAAGAGAGGACAATGATATGTCAAAATTTAGCAGATTCATGAAGGAGAACAAAAAGGAGAAGAAAAACGGATGTTATGCACCAACAGTTTCGCTTACAGATGAAAATGGCAAGCCGTTAGAGTGGGAATTTCGTCACATTACATCAAAGGAAAATGAGAAATTAAGAGATGAATGTATGATCGATGTACAGGTTACAGGAAAGCCAAATGTATATAGACCGAAATTGGATTTAACAAAATATCTTGCAAAGATGATCACGGCATCTACCGTGACACCGGATCTTTATAATGCAGAGCTGCAGGATTCTTACGGTGTACAGACACCGGAAGAGTTAGTATATGCGATGGTAGACGATGCCGGAGAATATCAGGAACTTAGTGCGTGGATACAGGAATTTCAGGGATTTACCAAGACACTTGATGATAAGGTAGATGAAGCAAAAAACTAATTGAGGAGGGGGATGGCGAAGCGAATTACGCGCATTATGCCCTCCTGAAACTCCATATCCTTCCGTCTGTTTTCCTTGCAATGGACGAGCAGGAAAAGGCGTTTGTGATCGCGTCCATAAAAATAAAGATGGAAAAAGATAAAGAGGAAGAAGAAAAAGCCAAACGGGAAGCAAAGAGACGAGGAAGGAGGTAAACGAATGGGTACGATCAGTACGGGAATTGAATTAAATGATAACTTTAGCTCTGTTTTATATAACATCATGGGTTCAGTCAACCTTGCCATTTATCAGATGGAAGAAATGCGGCAGTCTTTGAGTGCTTCGATCGATACTTCGTACATTGAAGGTGCGAGAGAATCAATCGATCGTGCAACCATGTCCTTAAGGGAGATGGAAGAGGCTGCTTCTGTTTCAGTTGCTCCGGCAATGTCATCTATGGATGTATCTGCTGCAAATAGCAATTATGAGCAGCTAAGGCAGAACGTAGAATCTACAGGTCAGCATATTCGTGATAATACAGAAGAACAACAGAGATTCAATCAGGCTGTCAATAGCGGTACAACAAGTTCTAATAACTTGTTGAAAGGTCTTATAGGGTTGCATGTTGTACAATCTGTTGTCAATACGGTAACAGGGCAGATTGATGCTGCAATGAAGAGAATGGACACAATGACGAACTTTCAGCGGACGATGACAGCTATTACAGAAAGCTCCGATATGGCGGCTGCTTCATTAAACCAGTTGAAGGACATTACAACGGGAACTGCCTATGGACTGGATGTGGCAGCAATGGCAGTACAGAATTTTACAACTAGAGGAATGGGTATCGGCAATGCCACATCCGAAGTTGGAAAGTGGGCAGATGCAGTAGCATTTTATGGAGATGGAACCAATGAGTCACTGACAACGGTAACGGATGCACTTGGTAAGATGATGACCAAGGGTACAGTTGAAATGGAACAGTTAAATAGATTGACTGATAATGGAATCAATGCTGTGGGTATGTATGCACAGGCTACCGGACGATCTGCCGCCGATGTTCAGAGTGATTTATCAGATGGAATCATATCATCAATGGATTTTATATCAACAGTGTCCACAGCATTTGAAGAGGGAACGAATGGAGTCTTAAATATTTCAGGAGCAGCCAAAGAAGCGGGAGCAACGTGGGCGACCACAATTGCAAATGCCAAGGCAGCAATCACAAGGGGTTGGATATCATTGATAGACAATGCCAATGCTGCCTTGGCGAACGCAGGATTTGGAACGATCCTTGATGGGATCAGGGAACTTGGAGAAACGGCAGAGCGTGTTATGGGAAAAATAGGTATTGCCGTAGGAACTACGTTGACAATTTTGTCTCCGGCATTCCAATTTATGCAGGATGCGGCAGGATTTATAGCAGATAACTGGTCAATCCTCGAGCCGATAGTCTGGGGACTGATAGCCGCGTTGGTTGTTTATAATGCGACAATGGGAATTGCATGGTTGACTACGTTGCAGAACATTGCGGCAAAGATCGCTCATGCACTTGCCAGTGCTGCCGAAACAGTGGCGATTTTTGCTCTGATAGCAGCACAGGATGGATTGAATGCGGCATTAGCAGCTTGTCCTTTAACGTGGATCATTATTCTGATCATAGCTATTATTGCACTGATTTTTGCTGTTTGTACAGCAATTGCAAAAATGACAGGAGTTGCAAATACGGGATTTGGTGTGATTTGTGGAGGAATTAGTGTTGCGATTCAGTTTTTTAAAAATCTAGGTCTGACGGTTGCCGATATTGCATTAGGAATTGGTATGGCTATTAATGCCTTGGGTCAAAATATTATGACAGCTTTTGGTAATGCAATCCGTGCTGTACAGTCATGGTGGTATGGTTTACTATCAACCGTTATGACAGTGATTTCCGGTATCTGTGCACAGCTTAATAAACTTGAATTTATATAATTATTCCTCTAACTTTCCCCATTTTATAGGCTTTCCTGCCTGTCCATTAGTGAAATGATATGTAGTTTCCCTTATTTTTGCCCTTATGAGATAATCACAAGGGAAATAAGGGAATTTTTTTAATCATTGCCTACCACTTTATCAAGAAGCCGAACCGATTTTCGTTTCGCATCTCTTGTGGAGTGAGCATAGACATTCATTGTGGTACTGACATCTGAGTGTCCCAACAATTCCTGTACATCTTTTGGGGCTGCTCCATTTGCTAAAAGGTTGCTTGTATAGGTGTGACGTAACTGGTGGAAATGAAAGCCTTCAAATCCCTCTAATGCTTTTGCCACCTTTCTGCATACCGTCCCCAAAGTAGTCGGAAGTTCCAGACAACCATCCGGTCTTAAGCAGACGAAAGAAATTTCTTTATAATCTGCCGGGACTTCCTCTGTTCTGTCTAAGCAATAATACTCGTAGTACACTCTGTTTTTCTCTTTGACCTCTTTGTAGTAGTTCGTGTGATAAAGTTCTTCGTA